GAGCAAAACGCAGAAAATCAAAAAAATGCCATTACTCCCGGTGGAGTAAACACTCCCGGAACTGTTATTAAATCAGGCATTTCTGCAATTGGTGGCAATTCCAAGAGTTTGGTAAAAAATTGGTATGACTATCCATTAAGCACTTTAACGGGTGTAGTTAATTTTTTATCTACGCCAATGTTAACCTCTGATAAAGTTAAAAGTTTTTTTGGTGGATCTAATGCTGATTTCTCACATTCTGATCCTCAAATGATGGCTTCTATGAAGGCATTAGGAATAACCCCAATTAGTGGATATAGAAGCAAACAAAGGGCTATAGAGCAAGGTATTTGGCATGAAGGATCACATCATACCTTGGTCGATGCACAAGGCTATTCTCATGCAATGGATATACCTAAAGATCAAGTAAAAGCACTTTTATCTAAATATTCTGAACAACAACTTAAAGACCAATTTGATATTTATCGCCCTTATCCAAACCAAAAAGGCGAAGAAAATCATTTTGAAAGATGGAGCACTAGAAATCAGCCACAAATCTATATGTATGTAGATGGTGTGGTTACTAAAGCCGCTTCTATGTCAGGACAACAGAAATAAAATTATGGCTTCCTTTGGACAAACATTATTCTCATCTGTATATGAAATAGCCCCAATTTGGCTACAGAATGGAATAGCACAGGCTTTGGGTGGATATGCGCCTGTAACTTTAATTACGGAAGCTTTTGACATACCGGGAATTGAAAATGAACAATTTTTTGCTCATTACAAACCATTACCCGGTGGCACTTTGGCAAAATGGAGAATAGCTGAATATCCTTTTGCTAACTTTGCAACAGCGGCAAACGCTGTAGTGCAAGATCCATTAGAAATCAGTATGTTAATGATTTGCCCAGCGCAAACAGGTGGTGGGCTTATTATTAAGCAAGCTATTTTGACTGCATTGCAATATGCAATTCAACAGCATATTTCTACTGGCGGTACTTTTACAGTAATTACTCCAGCATTTACTTATGCAAACTGTTTATTGACAGGAATTAGAGATGTAACTGTGGCTAGTGATAAACAAGTTCAATATATGTTTCAATGGGATTTTGTCCAGCCATTAATCACTGCATCTCAATCACAATCTGTTTTGGGTAATTTAATGAATAATGTCGCTAATGGATTGCCAACAACAGCAAGTTGGACACAGCCTGCTTCCTCTGCAATTCCAAACAATCTTAGTTATTTTGCGGATTAACTATGACTACTTTAGTTCAATTTAATCCTTCACCATATGCTAATTTTCAGTTTAATCCAACATTAGACGGAATTAACTATACGGCTTTATGTACTTGGAATTTATATTCATCAAGATATTACATTAGCATTTATGACAATAATGGCACTTTAGTTGTTACAAATCCATTAATAGCATCACCAGATAATTTTGATATTAATTTGGTATTTGGGTATTTTCAAACATCAAAACTGGTATATAGAGCTAGTAGCAACAATTTTGAAGTAACTCCGTGAGATATTACAACATCACCATTTCTCCGCCAGCAAGCGCACAAGGTCAAGGGACTTTTGTGCCATTTAGTTTTAGCTCGCAAACAAACGGAAAAGACAATTATTCAGCATTACAACTAGATTTAGACATTTATCAAACTTCTTTTTCAAGCTATTCATCTAATGGATATTTAAGATTGATGGGCGTGGATTTGAAAGCATTGCAACAAAAAGCTAACATTAATCCAGAAATTGCTTCTGACGGGTCAAGAATTAATTTGCCACAAATAACAGTTGAAGTGGGAATGTCTAAGGGATTACCCTATGCTAATCAAAACCAAAAAGGTGTAATTCTTAATGGTGGCATTATTCAAGCATTTTCAAATTGGCAAGGAAATCAAGTTTCTTTAGATATGGTTCTTGCTCCTGTTGGGGTGGATCAAAATGCAACCAATAACATTACTTTTAACTGCAATAAAGGTCAGGATTTAACTTCCGCAACCATTACGGCACTTCAAAATGCTTATCCAAATGCAAAAATTACAGGGTCTTTTAGCTCAAAATTAATTTATACAGAAAATGCTCCAGCACAGCATTACAACTTGTTTAGTTTTTCACAAGTTTTAAATAGCATTAGTAAACAAATTATTTCTAGCCCTACCTATACTGGTGCACTGATTGTTTCTACCAATTCAGGATTTGTTTTAACTGATTCAACAATTACACCTTCAATAACAAAAAAAATAGCTTTTACTGATGTTATTGGAAATTTAACTTGGTTAGGAATTAATACCATTTCAGCAAAAGTAGTCATGCGTGGCGATTTAAATGTAGCTGATTACATTTCTTTTGAATCTGGAATTCCTGTATCCAACATAGTAAACAACCAATCGCAATATAGAAATAAAATATCTTTTAATGGTGTTTTTTATATTACAAAACTACATCATGTTGGAAACAGTAGAAATGGCGATGGAAACTCTTGGGTAACCATAATTGAAGCCATAATTCCCAATACTCCTATACATCAAACGCTATGAGTGCAGAACAAAAAACGCCCTTTGCGGTATCCCTTTCCAATCTTATCCAAACTAAACTTGATCAAAATCAAGAAATTACAGGGTGGCAATTACCTTGTGTTGTAAAAAAAGTTAATGGATCAATAGTAACTGTTGCTTTTCAAGTAAACACAAGTGGAAAAATTACTTTTCCTGAAGTTGAATGTCCAATAGCAGAAAGTAAATATGTAAGATTACCAGTACAAGTTGGGGATTATGGTGTTTGTATGTCAGCAGATGCAAGGCTTGGCGGTGTTACTGGATTGGGCATACAGGATTCGCTTGCTCCACTTGGAAAGCCATTTAATTTAAGTGCTTTATTTTATGTCCCATTGGGAAATATTAATTGGAATATATCAGATCCAGTTGATCCCAATGCTGTCAATATTAATGCTCCTAATGGAGTAGTTCTTAGGGATACAAATAATAACTGCACCATCACACTTACGCCTGAAGGTGTAACTGTAATAATTGGTAGTACCAATATTTCCGTGTCTGGTACAGAAGTATCAATTACTGCCAACACAATTGCTTTAAATGGAGTAATTCAGCTTAATGGTCCAATTACTCAAGGAACTAGCACACACGGCACTAACTCAACCTTTATTGGACCTCTTAATGTTACAAACGATGTCATTGCTGAAGGAAAAAGCTTGGCAAATCATGTACATAATGTTAATAATGTACAAGGCGGAAGTTCAACTATTACAACTACTTCACCAGACTAATTATGAGAACTTATGGCGTAGACCCTCAAACGGGGCAATGGACAGAAGTAACAGAAACCAGCTATGTTTGGCTGGCTACCCTTGCACAAACTTTAAGGCTAAATCAAGGAGAAAGCCCTTTTTATGCAAATTATGGCATTCCAGCACAAAACTCTGTGGCAACACAAATTCCGCCTGATATTGCAATCAATAGAACTCAAACACAATATGCTCCACATTTTGCTAGTTTGACCATTATTAAACAGCAAAATACGCCTGACCCAACTTATAATATAAGCGCAGTATTCCAGAACGGAACAACTATTTCTACAGTGGTGGCAAGCTAATGGCGACAATTACAACGGCTGGAGCAATACCAGCATCTCCAACAGATCTGTTAAATGCTGAAATTGCAGCGGCTACAGCTTTATCACCCGGTTTAACAGCAGACTTACCGGGATCTTTAGTGGAAGATATGGCTTCAACAGCCGCTGGTGCTGTTGTAGTTCAAGATCAAGCTTTTGTAGATTTAGTTAATTCTATAAGCCCTGCAACAGCCAATCCTTCAATACTTTATCAATTGGGGCAAGTTTATGGCGTTGAGCAAGGTCAAGGTTCTAACACTTCTGTTTATGTTATTTTTAGCGGTCTTGCTGGGTTTGTTATTCCTATTGGATTTACTGTATCTGATGGAACTTATCAGTACACAGTTCAAGATGGCGGAATTATTAGCACTTCTGGGCAAAGTCCTGCACTGTATTGTTTAGCTACAGTTTCAGGATCTTGGGCTATTCCAGCAGGAACAGTTACACAAATTATTACTTCTGTACCTTCAGGGTATACCCTTACTTGTACAAATCCTTCTGCTGGATTGCCGGGGTTAACAGATCAAACTATTGCTTCATATCAAGCTCAAGTAATGCAAGCTGGAATGGTGACTGCTCAAGGTGTACCAACTTTTATTAAAGCACAGCTTTCTCAAGTGTCAGGAGTGCAACCAAGGCTTATTTCTGTCAGAAATGTGGCTACCAATCAATGGGAAATTATTTGTGGTGGTGGAGATCCATACCAAGTAGCTAATGCTATTTTTAACTCTGTACCAGATATTTCTAATTTAGTAGGCTCTACCTTACAAGTAACAGGAATAACTTCTACTAACCCAGCAGTAGTATCTACCAACCTTAATCATGGCTATTCTTCAGGTCAAACAGTAACTATTGCTGGAGCAAGCCCATCTGGATTTAATGGCACTTTTACAGCTACAGTATTAAGTGAAAAAACTTTTAGTATTCCTTTAAATGCAACCAGTTTGACTTATGTAAGTGGCGGTGTAGTAACGCCAAATTTACGAAATATCACAGTATCTGTTAATGATTACCCAGATACCTATAGCATTGTTTTTGTAAATCCCCCTGCTCAAACTGTTCAAATTGCTATTACTTGGAATACTATTTCTACCAATTTAGTATCTCCAACTGCCATAGCGCAATTAGCCACGCCAGCTATTGCTACTTATATCAATAGCATTGCAGTAGGACAGCCAATTAACACTTTTGAGCTACAAGAAGCATTTCAGCTAGCAGTAGCTCCAATTCTGCCTGTATCTCAAATATCCAAAATTAATTATGTTGTGGATATTAATGGGATAGCAACCTCACCAGTTACAGGAACTTTGCTTATTTATGGTGATCCTGAAAGCTATTTTTCTACTAACTCTAGCTTGATTACTATTACTCAGGGCTAATATGCAGACCCAAGTTCTACCAGCTTATCTTTATCAGCAATATACGCAAGATCCGTATAGCGATGATTTACAGGCTTTTTTTACTGCATACAATACTGAATCACAAAATAGGCTAAATGCTACAAATAACTTAAATTTACCAATCTATACTATTCAGTCATATCCACTATTAGATTGGTCAGTTTATGGAATCTATGGAGTTTTACGCCCAAGTTTAGGTTCTCCCACCAGCTTTACTACAGCAGGCGTATACGATACAGTTCCTTATGATACAACTGCCTATAGCCAAGATATAGAAAATGCTCCATCAGGATCGTATGTAGTAACAGACGATGTTTTTAAAAGAATTTTGACTTGGAATTTCTATAAGGGTGATGGGTTTCAATACACCACACAATGGCTAAAAAGACGAGTTGCTCGTTTTATTTATGGTGTAAATGGTACGGATATTCCTGATATAGCTGATATTTACAATATTAGCGTTACTTATGAAAGTGCAAATTCAGTAACAATTGATATACCCAATTTGACAATTTCGCCTTTTTTCCAAGCCGCAATTCAGTCTAGAACATTAAATTTGCCTTTTCAATATAACTACACAATTACTTATTGATTAGCTACAATTACATTATCTTTAATAGGGATTTTTATGACTATTCAGCTTTATGCAAACAATGCTAAAACTACCCTAGCAGCCCCTATTACTGCTACTCAAACAACCATTACGGTAGCTCCCGGTACTGGTTCTTTGTTTCCAAGTCCTACAACTGGGCAACAGTTTAAAGTTACTTTAGTTAGCGCTGCTTCTTCTTCTACCTATGAAATTTGTAATTGCACAGCTAGATCAGGCGATACGCTAACTGTTGTTAGGGCGCAAGAAGGCACAACTGGCACTCCTTTTTTACTAAGCGATATTGTAGGAAACTATGATACTGCTGCGGTAATGGCAAACCTAGTTCAATCTGCTCAATTACAAAGTGCTTATTACACTTATGCTGATGCCGCTGGAACAGCCAATGCACTAACCGCAACCCTTCCATCTACATTAACAGCATTAACAGATGGCATGTCAGTTACTATTGTTTCTGCTTATGCCAATACAGGTGCAGCCACTTTTAACTTAACTCTTGGTTCTACAGTTACGGGCGCATTACCTATTGTTGTTGGAAACAATACTGCTTTAACTGCTGGCTATATTCCCGGTGCTGGGTATCCTTTAAGCCTAACTTATAGCGTTGCTTACAATGCTTGGGTTTTGGATAACCCTATTATTTCTTTAGCGGCTTATGCTTTGTTAAATAGCCCAGCTTTTACTGGAGTTCCTACAGCACCAACTTATGGAATCCCAGCGCCATCTTTTCCTGCTGTTCCTAGTCAACTAGCAACACTTGATTATGTATATAACAGTTTATTAAATTATGCGTTAATTAATAGCCCAGAATTTACAGGGACACCAACAGCGCCTACTCCATCAGCAGGCACAAATAACACTCAAATTGCTACTACTGAGTTTGTAAATAGTGTTGCAAAAGGTTTAGGTCTTGGTGGTGAATCTTGGCACAATGTTTTGACTTCTAGAGCATTAGACACCACTTATACAAACACCAACACTTACCCAATAATGGTAAATACTTGTGTATATACAAATGGAGCTTTTGTGGCTTTTTTTGTTGATGGACAACCTGTAGGCGAATGTTATGAAGCTAACTTTAATAGCTACACAAACGCTACTGTTGGAAGCAGTATTTCAGCAATAGTTCCTCCCGGCAAAACTTATGGTTTTGGCATTATTGGTGGTGGCGGAACAGCTTCTCTTGCTATTTGGGCAGAACTTTACTAAGGAAAATTTATGACTTATAACTATGGAAGCCCTATCACAGGCACTCTTACTGGAGCTACTGCAACTGTAGCTTTACCTAATTTAGCTTATCCAGCTACTTTAGTATTAAATTCTTCAAATGGAAGTAGAGCTATCCAGTTATCTTTTGATAGTGGAGCGACTTTTTACACAGCAGTAACTCCAACTTTGAATGAAACTGGTCAAATTGTGTATGCTTTAACTTATCCAGCTACAACTGTTAAATTTACTGGCGCTGCAAACGACACATATAGTATTCTTTAAGAATATTGCTTAGGGTTTACCATGACAATATTCTTATTTGCTAATCAAGCGCAATCTACTCTGTCATTGCCAGTATCTTCTACTGACACTACTATTTATGTAGCTAGTGGAACAGGGCAATATTTTCCGCAACCAGCAAGCAATCAACAGTTTGCTTTAACTTTAGTTAATGCTACTAACAGTTTAATAAATGAAATTGTTTATGTAACTTCTGTTTCTGGCGATGCTTTTACTGTTGTTAGGGGACAAGAGGGAACAATTGCTCAGGCATGGAATCGTGGTGATTTTGCAGTCAACTTAGATACTGCTGGCTCTACAGATGCTTTTGTTCAGATAGAAGGCTTAGAAGAAGGTCTATATTCTGCAAAATTTATTAATATGGAAGCTACTACAGGGCAGGTAGATTCTGTTCCTGTAAATCCAACAGATATAGTAAATAAAGAATATGTTGATAATTTAGTAGTAGGTCTTACACCAAAAGCTGAATGTCAATGTGCTACCACTACTATTGAACAAGGTGGTGGAAACATTACCCTTTCAGGGCTTCAAACTATTGATGGATACACTACTTTAGCTGGTGATCGTGTTCTAGTTAAGAATCAAACTAATGCCGCCCAAAATGGTATCTATATTGCTTCTGCTGGAGATTGGACTAGATCACCAGATATGAACACTTGGGCAGAAGTTCCCGGTGCTTTTACTTTTATTCTTTATGGAATAGATAACATTGGAACTGGTTGGGTAGCTTTAGTTCCTGAAACTGGAACAATCAATGTAAGCCCTATTAACTTTACTCAGTTCTCTGCTGCTGGAACTTCAGGCTATTCAGGCTATAGTGGTATTTCTGGTTATTCTGGTATTAGCGGTTACTCAGGGATTAGCGGGTATAGTGGTTTTTCAGGAGCAGTAGGTCTTAGCGGTTACTCTGGTATTAGCGGGTATAGCGGCTATAGCGGATCTGGTGTTTCTGGTTACTCAGGTTTTTCTGGCATAAGCGGATACAGCGGTTTTTCAGGTATATCTGGTTTTTCAGGATTTTCAGGAATATCAGGTTACTCAGGAATTAGTGGTTACTCTGGATTTAGTGGGATTTCAGGTTACTCTGGAATTTCTGGTTATTCTGGCATAAGTGGCTATAGCGGAATTTCTGGCTATTCAGGATCTGGCGTATCAGGATATTCAGGTATATCTGGCTACAGCGGTAAATCTGGCTATTCTGGCTCAGGCATTTCTGGTTATTCTGGATTTTCTGGTGTTAGTGGCTATAGTGGATTTTCTGGTATTAGCGGTTATAGCGGCTTTTCAGGAATAAGTGGCTATTCTGGATTTAGCGGAATTAGTGGATTCTCTGGAATAAGCGGTTATTCAGGATCAGGCATATCAGGTTATAGCGGATTCTCAGGAATTAGCGGGTATTCTGGCTTTAGTGGAATCAGCGGCTATAGCGGAATATCAGGTTACTCAGGAATTAGTGGCTTTTCTGGTATTTCTGGTTACAGCGGATTCTCTGGTATTTCTGGTTATTCAGGCGCAAGTGGAGTATCTAGTAGCTATTATTTTTATAAAGCAAATACAACAGCTACTACAGGAAATCCCGGTGCAGATTATTTGCTTTGGAATAATGCAACTCAAGTTAATGCAACCCAATTAAATGTCAGCACAACTGCTGCCAATGGCGTAGACATAACTGTATTTTTAGCTCTACTGGCTAAAACTGAAGAAATTGTTATTCAAGACCAAACTAATAGTGCAAATCAACAAACTTGGATTATTACTGGAACACCAAGCAATGCTGGTGGTTATTACACTATCCCTGTTTCTTTAGTATCTTCCTCTGGAACTGGATCTACAAACTTCTCTAACAATCAAGCAATTATTTTTGCAATTGCTAATGGAATTAGTGGTTTTTCAGGAATATCAGGCTACTCAGGTTATAGCGGTTTTTCTGGCATTAGTGGATTCTCTGGCATTAGTGGATTCTCTGGCATTAGTGGTTATAGTGGTTATAGCGGTTATAGCGGCATTAGTGGATTCTCTGGAATTTCTGGCTACTCTGGTTACTCAGGTATATCGGGATATTCTGGTTCTGGAATTTCTGGCTATAGCGGTAAATCAGGCTACTCTGGTTCAGGCATTTCTGGTTATAGTGGCTTCTCAGGCATTAGCGGTTATTCTGGCATAAGCGGATATTCTGGTTTTTCAGGAATCTCAGGGTATAGCGGCTTTTCAGGAATTTCTGGATTTAGTGGACTTGGATATTCAGGATTAACTTCTGGAACTGCATTAACACCAGTATTAGGGTCTAATACTTGGACTACTAATCTTTCTGCTTCTCAAACCGCATTTGCAGTAGGCGATAGAGTTCGAGTAATTAATAACATTTCTACAGGCTTATATGCTGAAGGAAATATAACTTCTTTTACTGGCACTACTTTAATAGTCAATGTTGACTATTTAAGTGGTACTGGAGCAAGTTATACATGGACTATTACTTTAGCAGGAAATGTAGGAACATCTGGTTATAGTGGCTATTCTGGTTATTCAGGCATTTCTGGTTTTTCTGGCTATTCAGGCTATTCAGGTTTTAGCGGTCAAAATGGCGGTGGCGGTGTTCAAGGTTTTTATGGATCTTTCTATGACATAACTAATCAAACTGCTTCTAACACTACAACTGCTTATGTTGTAAATATTGGCAGTCAATTTGAAGCTAATGGTGTAAGCATTGTTTCTGGCAATCAAATAACTTTTGCTAATGCTGGTACATATAACCTTGAGTATTCATTGCAATTTGCTAATTCAGATTCCAATGGCGATAATGTTGATGTCTGGTTACGCAAAAATGGCTCAGATGTTGCAGATAGCAACTCTATTTACAATGTGCCGGGAACAGCGCATGGCGGTGCTGGTGCGTTAATTGCAGCAGTTAATTATGTATTGACTGTTAATGCTGGTGATTATTTGCAACTTGCATGGGCAGTTTCTTCAACTACTATTTCTATTTCAACAACTGGAGCGCAATCTAGTCCAACTGTTCCAGTAACCCCCGGTGTTATTGTTACTGCAACTCAAGTAATGTATACCCAATCAGGCTATAGCGGAATATCAGGCTATTCTGGATATAGTGGTATTAGTGGCTATAGTGGCATTTCTGGCTATTCTGGATATTCAGGATCAGGAATATCTGGTTATAGTGGTAAATCTGGTTATTCTGGATCTGGCATTTCTGGTTACTCTGGCTTTAGTGGCATTTCTGGTTATTCTGGTTTTTCAGGTATATCGGGATATTCAGGAATATCAGGCTACTCAGGAATTAGTGGATACAGCGGATTTTCTGGCATAAGTGGTTACTCTGGTTTTTCTGGAATTTCTGGCTTTTCAGGAATTTCAGGCTATAGTGGATTTAGCGGATTAGGATACTATCCTTTAACTTCAATCACTTCATTTACACCAGCTATTGGGTCTAACACTTGGACAACAAATCAATCTTCTAGTCAAACTGCATACATTGTTGGAGCGAGAGTAAGGGCAATTAATACTTATTCTTATGATTTATATGTAGAAGGTACTATTACATCATTTTCTGGAACAACTTTAGTAGTCAATGTTGATTACATTTCTGGTGGCACATGGTCAACCAATTCTTGGGCATTTAGTCTTACAGGAAATATAGGCACATCTGGCTATAGTGGGTTCTCTGGTATTAGCGGATATAGTGGAATCTCTGGCTTTAGTGGCTATAGCGGATTCTCTGGTATTTCTGGCTACTCAGGATTTTCAGGAATTTCAGGCTATAGTGGTTCAGGAATAAGTGGCTATTCTGGATTTAGTGGTATTTCTGGTTATAGTGGAATCTCTGGCTTTAGTGGCTATAGTGGATCAGGTATTAGCGGCTATTCAGGATTTTCTGGTATATCTGGTTTTTCTGGTTACAGCGGAATTAACGGAACTTCTGGTTACAGCGGTTTTTCTGGCATTTCTGGATTTAGTGGTTATTCGGGTATTAGTGGCTATTCAGGAACATCTGGATATAGCGGTTATTCAGGAATTAATGGTTCTACTGGCACAAGTGGCTATAGTGGCTTTTCAGGAATTTCAGGCTATAGTGGTTTTTCAGGGATCTCAGGATTTAGTGGATTCTCGGGTATTTCTGGGTATTCAGGCATATCTGGATATTCTGGCATTTCAGGGTTTAGTGGGCTTGGTTATTCAAATTTAACTTCTGGTTCATCTCTTACCCCTGTTCTTGGTTCTAATACTTGGACTACCAACCTTTCTGCATCACAAACTGCGTTTACTGTAGGTGATCGTGTAAGAGTAATTAATAATCTTTCTCCAAGTTTGTATGCTGAAGGAGCAATCACTTCTTTTAGTGGAACAACTTTAGTAGTCAATGTTGACTATCTTAGCGGTACTGCTGCAAGCTATACATGGACAATTAGCCTTACAGGAAATGTTGGCACATCAGGTTATTCTGGCTACTCTGGAACATCAGGCTATTCAGGGCAAGTTGGAGCTACTGGAACTTCAGGATATTCAGGTTTTAGCGGTATTTCAGGTTTTAGTGGTATTTCTGGTTATAGTGGATCAGGCATATCAGGTTATTCTGGAAAATCAGGATACTCTGGTACAAATGGTACAAATGGAACTAGCGGATATTCTGGCTATTCTGGTACGAATGGTTCTACTGGAGCTACAGGAACTTCTGGTTATTCTGGCTACTCAGGTATAAATGGCGCTACAGGAACAAGCGGTTACTCTGGCTACTCAGGTATCAATGGATCAACTGGCGCTACAGGTACATCAGGTTACTCTGGCTATAGTGGACAGAATGGTTCTACAGGCGCAACAGGCACATCAGGCTATTCAGGATATTCTGGAATAAATGGCACTAATGGCGCTACAGGTACATCTGGCTATTCAGGATTTAGCGGTTATTCAGGTATAAACGGTAGTACAGGTGCAACAGGTACATCTGGATATTCAGGCTATTCAGGTATAAATGGTAGCAATGGTGCAACAGGAACTTCTGGTTACAGCGGATATAGCGGTCAAAATGGTTCTACTGGAGCTACTGGAACATCCGGCTATTCAGGCTACTCTGGTCAATCTATTACTGGTACTAGCGGATACTCAGGTTATTCAGGATATAGTGGAACATCATCTAGCTTTAAAAATAAATTAATTAATGGTTTGATGCAAATTGACCAAAAATATAATGGTGGTTCTTACAGCATAACTGGAACTGGAAACGGTACTAACTATGGTCTTGATAGATGGATTGGATACGGTACTGGTTCAAGTGTATCTGCAACTTTTCAAAGAGTTGCAGGTACAGCGCCATATCAATATGCTGCACAATTAACATCAACTGCTTCAAGCACCGCTAGTATGGGGCTTGCTCAAAGAATTGAATCTTTTAATTCTTATGATTTAATCAATCAAACTGTAACAGTTCAAGCGCAACTTTCTTCTAGTGCATCTTCAACTGTTACATGGTATGCATATTACCCAAATACAAAAGATACTTGGAGTTCTGGTGCTAGCGGTATTTTTGGTAGTGCTACACAGATTTCTACAGGAACACTTTCTACTACAACAACTCCAACTATTTATAGTTTTAGCTTTAATGCTGGTTCAAATGTTGGTAATGGTTTAATGATTGTGTTTGCAATATCTCCATCAAACGGAAACACTTTAGTTGTAAGTGGAGTTCAACTGGAAAAAGGCTCTGTTGCTACTTCTTATGATTATAGGCAGTATGGGGAAGAACTAGCTTTATGTCAGCGTTATATGGTTGCATACACAGGTGCTAGCCAGCCATTAGGTTCGGGAACTTGTCAGACAACACAATCTATTTATTTTAATGTGGCTTATCCAACAACCCTAAGAGCTACGCCATCATATAGCGCATCTCCTTTAGGTGCTCCAACATATCAATATTACACAGCAGCATCAACTGGAACTTCATCGTATACTCCAAGTTCTGTTATGGTCGGTGCATCTTCGGCAATATTATCTTGCAGTTTTGCTGTTGCAACAGTAACAGTAGGACAAGCAGCAACTATAGCTTTGGCTTCATCAAATACTGGTGGTATTGTTTTATCTTCGGAGTTATAAATGATTACTTTGCTAAATATTCTTGTTGTTATCCTTTTATTTGTTGATTACCGTCAAACTTTAGACATTAAAAATCATGCTGGGGATTATGAAATTAACCTAATCCTTGGCAAACATCCTAGTGATATTAGGGTTAGTATCTATTTTTTAATAGTAACCCTTTTGTTTACGATTGTTATTTGGGCAGTTCCAATAGTTTGGGCATGTTTATGGACATTGGGGTGGACTATAGTAGAAGGTTGGGCAATAATAAACAACATTAAACTTGGCTTAAAAATTTAACTAAAAGGATTAGTGATGCAATCCCCAAAATACAGCATTGTTATACCAACCTATAACAACTGTGAGAAGTACCTAAAGCCGTGTATTGATTCAATAATTAAATACACTGAAATGACCGACATAGAGT